ACCTGGTACAGCATGTGCCTCATCAGCCAGGGACACACGCTGCGATGCAATAATTACATCATCAATCTGCCGTTTTCCTTGAACAACCTGCCGCCACCGCTGAACGTCACCCCGCCGGCCGGCCCGAGCACGCTTGTCACGCAGTCCTACACCTGCCAAGTCTTCATTGCGTCCACAATTTGGACTTGCGTGCATAGATTCAACGATGTGAACGTGGAAGCCTCGACCTACACCCTCCTCGGCGTGCGAATCTTCCCGGACACCATGACGATCACCGACCCCAACACGGTGACGTTCACCTGGCCGACCGCGCAAGCCGGCACCGCAGTTATCTTCCACGCCGCACCGCTGACCTTCGCCATCACTCAGCCGAACGCCGTGCTGCAGAATCCAACGGGTTCGCAGGTAATCTCGACATGGCCTCTGCTGATTTCCTCTCCAACGTCGTTTAGCTTCCTCCTCGGGCTTCCGACCAAGACCGATCCAGTCACGCCGGCGCCCGGCGAGGCCTGGGTGAACCTCGGGCTGCTGAAGTTTGAGGACAATGCCGTTTCGCCTGCGAAGCATGTGGTGTCGACGTCACTTCCTGGAACCTGCTCTGCCGGCCAAGTCGTCAATGCAATCACCGCGGACGCCGTTCCGGGGTGTATCCCGTTCTCGCTTGCTCTCACGGCGCTGACTACTTTGGGCGACACTCTGAGCGTAAACTCCACGCCGGCCTTAACTCGAATTCCCGGAAACACGACCGCGACAAAACTATTTTTCACGCAGACCGGGACTGGCTCTGTTTCAGCTTTGCCGGGGTGGAATCCGATCGTTGCCGGCGACGTGCCTCAGATCAACCTTGCAACTTCCGGAGCTGGAGGAGTAGGCGGGTTGCTGCCGATTGCTAATACCTGTCCAGGGACGACTGGCGCAAGCTCAACGACGTTCCTTCGAGGAGACTGCACTTGGAGCAATCCTTCAGGCGGGGTGGTGGCGGTTTTTGCTAACCAAACCATCTCAGGACAAAGCATTCCCGCAAGTACGCCAACGGCAGTCGTCGCAAAAGCGATTACGATGCCGGCGAGTGGCTGCCCATGTCGCGTGTTTATGTCCTACTCGGTCTGGTCCACTACGATTACAAGCGGGACCGGTTACGATCTTTGGATTTCGGATGGAACAAACACGATGGCCCCTTTCAGCACCGGCGCATCGAACGGGTCGGGTGGGTCCACCGGGATGAGCTATTCAGGATTCAGCCCTGTAACTTACGCCAACGGTGTAACGGTGACTTTCACGCTGATGGAAGAAGGGGACCACAGCATCATCATCCAGGCCGGAAAGATCGTTGCCGGCAGTGTTGCTCCGTGGACTTTGCAGCTTGCGGTCTTCCAGAGCAATTAATTGAGGAGTGTGGTGTTGAAAAGATTCGCCATATTGTTTTTGTTGTTGCTGCCGAACGTGCTTATCGGCCAAACCTCGCATGGCCGCATCAGTTCCGATCGGATAACGAACAAAACAACCATCACGATCACGGGCGCGACTCCGGACGTATCCGTGGGAAACGTCTTCCAGACGGCTAACAGCGGAACGACGGTCATCACGAACTTCCTGAATGGCGTGGACACGCAGCTCATTACGATTGTCTGCGGGGATGCGAACACCTCCATTCTTAGCAATGTCAACATTCTGGTGCCAAGCGGAGGCTTCTCTTGCACGGTCAAGACGACGATCTCCTTCATCTACATCGCCCCGGCCCTTCAATGGATTCAAACCGCGAACGCAGCAGGAGGCAGTTTTGCTTTCCCGGTTGAGCCTCCTTTTACCGTCCTCGCCGGGCCCGGAGCGAACTCCATTACCGGAATCAATGACGGCGTAGCTTTAGCTTCGTCCTCCGGTATCTCCACCTCGCAGTCCATCACGCTCACTCCCGGAAGCACACACGACTGGATGTTCTTGGCGCTGTCTAACGACATAAACATTAACCCCGGAGGGGTTACGACTGTTTCAGGCGGCGGAACTTGGACAAACATCTTCAGCACCTCAAACAACGGAGGCTTATGGTCCCAGACTCTATCCAGCTCTAACCCCATCACCACGCAAGGGAACACCATAAACCCAACAAATTGGGCAGGGATGCTGTTCTCCCTGGCTCTTAAACCGGCCACGACTCCTACAATCGTGCAGCAGCCTTCAGTCACCAGTGGAGGCCTACCCAACGGAACTACGACCAGTTTCACCGGCAACACCACGAACGGAGACGCCATTCTGGTCATTCTGATAGGTGGCGTGGTTTCTAGCGTGAATACCGATTACATCACCGACAGTGAAGGGAACCTGTACACGCCGCTTGGATTTGCGACGAACACGGCCGGCTTCGGTGAAGTAGCTCTCGTTTTCCTCTCCGCAAACATCGCTGGCGGCACTCACGACGTAGTGAAATTCCATACGCAGGGTTCAGGAGTAAGCGGCAGTTTCCAAGCCTTGGAAGTGAACAACCTGGTCCTCGCAAATGGGTTGCCCACCTTCCGAGCAGTACAACCGGGAGACTTGCCCGCTGGCTTCGTTAAATTTATTGCTGGCGGCGGGTTGGCACTTACTACTGCCTTAATCGCTTCAGGGGCTTGCGGTGCGACCGTGACCGCAGTGGCTACTGGCGTACAGACTACGGATACGATCGAGATGGCGTTCCAAAATGCAGTGACAGCAGCGGACGCAGGCTTGCTCATCCTTCACAAATGGCCGACAAACGGCGCTGTCAACTTTGCATATTGCAACCCGACCGCTGGTTCGATCACTCCGAATCCTATATCGATAAGCTGGAGCGTGCATCGATGAACTCCTTTACGGAACTCATCCAAGCGCACCCAACGATCTCCGCGCTACTGGCCTACTACATCGCCAGCGCCTTCGTGGGCTCTCTGCCGGCGCCTGATGTTTCCTCGAGCATGTTCTATAGATTCGTTTTCAAATTTATGAACACGTTGGCCGCGAATCTCACTCGCGCCTATAGTTCGAAACTTCCCCTTGCCATCGCGCAAGCCGCTGGAGTAGCTCAAGAGCAGGAGAGACAGGGACACCTTCCGGACCCGCCTAAACTATGAGGAGGATGACATGATCGAATTTATGATCGAGTTTGTGGTCTTCGTGGTATGCGTGGTTATCATCGTCTTGATTGTTCAGTGGGGCATGGCTAAGGTCGGTTGGACGATCGACCCGACCCTTAAAGCCATCATCGGGTTAATCATTTTCCTGGTTTGCTTACTCGCCTTTTTGAACATGACCGGCCATCTCACCAGCAGAGGATTCATTTGGCATTGACATTACAGCCAGTCCTCACGATAGACTTTTCCGCAGGATATCGGCGGGACCGCCCCGCGATACACTATGGACAAAACCGCAGAAGAGAACGCACTTAGCAACATCGGCTTTACCGCAGACGCAAACGAAGAGGAAACCTCCTCCTCTGGTGGTGGCGTAGGAGTAGCGGAAGAAGAAGCCGAACACGCCGACGAAACGACCGAAACCGAAGAGTCAGCCGAAGAAGAATCCCGCGAAGACGAAGAGGAAAGCTCTGAAGAGGGCGAGGCTGAATCTGAGGAAGAGACCGCTGCAGCCGCGGATGAGACTCCCCAAGGCTATGACCTACTGCTGCCCAACAAGCAGCAAAAAGTCTATCCGGACGAGCTCTACCAGTTGGCAGCGAAGAAGTTTGGCGTGGAACCGTCCCTCGTTCAAAACAAGTCAATCCGCAGTCTGCTGAAAGGAAAGATTGATTCCGATATCGACAACCGGAATCTCCGCGATCGACTCGATACGGGTGCAGAAGACGACACGATAGTTGATGAGGAAGCCGAGACCGAAGAAGCGCCGGCAAGACGCACCGCGGGCGCCGAGATCGAGGCTACTCCCGCAAAGCAGATGGAGGCGACGTATAGCTTCCTGCGAGGCGGGCTCGACGGTAGGTCTCCGATAATCACGAAAGACGGCGCCAAGCTCTACTCTGACGCTAGTCTCTCGGCTTATAGCGACCTGCAGGCGGCAATCGACTCTGGCGACCCCAAGAAACTAGAAGCAGCGCAGATCAAGTACACCGAGTCACAAGCTGCGTTCGCTACCGTGATGTTCGCCAACGTGTTCCCGGCACTCCTACCCTACTTGCTCCAAGCGGTTCCTTCTCAAACCTGGGATGGGATTGTCGGCGGCAAGCTCGAGGAACGCGAGGAGATGAAGGAAGTTCACCAGTCAGCCCGCGCCGAACTAATGAAAGACCCGCGGTACTCCGACTTCAAGGAACTGGTCGAATCGAAGGCAATCTATAACTTCGCTCGAGAGAATCCCGAAATTCTGGACAAGACTTTCGTGGATGCGAACGGGCGCCCCATCAAAGACCCTGTGAAACTGAATATGGCACGGTACCGCTATATCGTTCACCAGATCAGGGGACAGAACTACAGGCCACCGGTTGACCTTGTGAGGCGAGCAACGGAATCAGGACGTCGGCAAGCGAACGCCATAGCCGAGCGGAAAGCCGCCGGCAGGTTGAGCACCGGACGCGGGCGCGGGAATCAGGGTACCAGTGGCGACAGGTACGAAACCAAGAATTGGGCCGAGCGCATGAAGAACGCTTCGAAAATGTCCGATCCCCTTGGCTCGTTCCTCGAGGCCAACAAGTGAGGAAGGAATGAAGGTTTTGAGCAGCAATTCTGCTTATAACGACAAGATTTTTTGGGCTGCCTGCCTGGTTTTGGTGGTTCTTGTCTTTGCTTTTGGAGGAACGCAAGCCGGCATCTTATCGATGTTCGCCTTCGGGCTCGTCACGACGCAGCGATCGACGAACGAGGCAATCTCTGAAACCGTCCTGGTCCGTGATGTGCCTGATGAAGTCATGGTTCTGGATGGCGATATCACGCCGCTTACGGTAATGAGCGTGAACGCCAAACGGAAGAGACCGACATTCAGTCCTCGAATTGAGAAGCTCGAGGACAACCTCCGAACCCTTTGGGGGTATATGAATGCGGCTGCCATTGCTTCCAACGTGACCTCGGTCATCGTCAACGATGGTTCGCTGTTTGCTCCCGGCGACCTGGTTTGCGTGCCTCACAACCCGGTCCAGGCCGGCGCTGATGAAGTCTTCCGCGTCACGGCCGGCGGCGGTGCGACCGCGAACGTCACCCTTACGGTAGTCCGGGGAATCGGCGGCACGGGCGCCGATACCATCGTGGCTTCCGGTTCGCTGAGGATCCTTGGCAGCGCATACGCCGAAAACGGCGCCTACGGAACACCGCGGAGCACCCTCAAGACGACCATCATCTCCTACACCCAGATCATCCGTGAGCCGTTCCAACTCTCGGAGACGCAACGGGCGTCGAAGACCTACGGCGGTCCGGAAGAAGACTTCCAGGAACGCATGGCGCTTCTGAACTGGAAGAAGCAGTCTGAAGCAATGGCTCTGTGGGGGAAGCAGTCTGAAACCCTGGCCGCGCCGGGCACCGTGCGGACGACCATGGGCTTTAAGCCTCGCGTGCAAACGAACGTTACGAACGTCAACACCACGTTGACGCTGATCCTCTTCAACACTTTCGGGCAAACCGCCTTCCGCTACAACATGGGGAGACCGCGCTTGTTCATCGCCGCGCCAATCTACATCTCCGCGGTGAACTATTTCTCACAAAATAAATTACTTACCGAGGTCGGGCAAACGGTGTTTGGCGTTAAGGTAAAAACACTGTATTTGCCACACGGTACGCTGATGCTGGCGAACAACTTCTTGATGGAGGCTGGTGTTGCTGGTCAGTCCGGGTTCGCCACCGAGGCCTACGCGGTAGACCTTGCCAATGTTGAGTACCGCTATCTCTCGGCAAACGGCGTAAACCGAGACGTGAAGCTGTACCGCAACGTCAAGGTGGACGGCACGGACGGCCAGAGCCATGAGTACAAGGGAGAGATCGGCTGGATCTTCACCCAGGAGCAATCTCACAGCCGTATGTATAACTCTGCCGCATACGCCTGATTCGACGTTGTTCAAGCGAGGCGCGTGGAAAAGGGGGGATTTCCTGCCCGGAGTCCCCTCCTTTAATTCAGGGAGACGGCAAGTGGACAAAACCTACCTCTGCGTGAACTGCGAAAAGGAATTCAAGGCCGGCGCCTGGTACAACTGCCAAGGCAACCCCTCGAGAAAGCATGTCGTTGAGAATCGCACCTTCTACAGCGCACACGACAAAGAGGTTGTGAACGCCGTCCCGCAGACTGCCTTTCTCGGCGCTTCCGGCGAGCGCGTGAGCGTTCCGGGAATCATCGTGACCTTCGAAGGCGGGCAGTACCACACCACCGATCCCGAGCTGCAGGAAGTCTTGTCGCGCACTAACCCCATGCCGAAGGACGTTTACATCGAAATGAGGATGACTCCGGAACTGAAATCCGGACGCGACCGCAAGGTTATCTCCGATCAGCAGGAACTCATCAACAAGCTGAAGGAAGAGAACGAGCAACTCAAGAAATCCTCGCCACCGCCGGCGACCGATGGCAAACCCCAACGAGGGCGGCAAGCGGCTGCCTAGTCCATGCCGGCCTATGAGTACATTTGTCCGGACAGCCACATAACGACCAGAATTGCCCCCATCTCCCAATGGAAGGACCGGATACGCTGCAAATGCGGCAGAATGGCCGAACAGTTCTTTACCAAGCCTCCGCACCCTCACTCGGGGAGGACGATTTGGACGGCGACGGAAGTTCTGGGAGCGAAGAGAGCAGCCTCGGAAGAGTACGCTGCCGATCTGGAAGAGGCGGCCATGGGAGGACGGGAGCTTCAGTAAGAGCCTGTAAACGCTGTACACACGCTGATTGCTGGCGGGCCCACTTGACCGATGCTCAGGCGTATATGGACAGCAGCGAGCCTCATGCGTGGTTTGTAGATGCGGACGGGAAGACCTGGCGCTGTCATCACTGCGGCGACACGATCATCGGTGGAATGAAACCCTGCGACTGACATGAAAATAGATATCGCAGTCCCGACGTACCGCGGGCTTCTCAACCCCCAGGCGAAGAACGCCATGGATAGGCTTCTGGCGTATTCGAACTGCACCTGCTTCACACAGAACGCCGCGCTGGCGAGGCAGATGTTCGAAGCGATCGAGCGGGCCGGCAGGAAACCAGTCAACATCCGGCTTCCGCAACACAACCCCTTCCACAACACCGACGAGTGCCCGGTCGGCAAGCACAGCATTCACGTCATCCCCCAGGTGAACGCCTGCGTGATTCATTGGGCGCGAAACCACCTTCTTATGAACATGCGGAAGGACGCCGATAAGGTTCTGTTCTGCGATGACGATATCGTTGTGGAGCAGGACACGCTCGAGCGGCTGCTCGCGCACAAGAAGGATATCGTTGCCGGGCTCTGTACCAAGCGAATCGACCCTCCCGAGCCCGTCATGCGCCAGTGGATGGACGAGATCCAGAACTACGGAGTGATTTTGCAGTGGCAGGAGGGAAAGCTGGTCGAGGTGGACGCCTGCGGGACGGGGCTTCTCTTGATCTCGAGGAAAGTCATCGAAGACGTTGGCCGAGCCTACCACCCAAAAGAGTATGCCGACCATGGCGATGGCTTCTGGTTCGAGTTTTTGAGAGGCCCCCATGGGCAAGAGTGGGGCGAGGATTTGAGCTTCTGCTGGAAAGCTCGCCGGCTAGGCTATCAGATGTTTGTGGACACCGCGGTAACTCCCGGCCATGTAGGAGAATATCCCTACGGCGTTGCCGACTACCTGCAATACCAGGAAGCCGTCCTCGCGGCGGGCGGAATCACGGCCTACCGCAGAGGGGAAGCGCGGAAGCAGGTTGCAAATTGGGAGTTTCCGAAGCGGACAAGCGATGAATTGGTGGAGGTTCTATGAAGAAACTTATTAGCTTTCTTATTATGGTTTCGATCGGCGCAGCAGCCGGCCAGGCCAGGGAAAGACACTTCAGCTACACCGAGTCGCGGCCCGTCATTCCTCCCCGTCCAGCGATCGAGACTCCGGAACCACCGGAACCGCAAGGCGGCACCGTCAATTCAAACCTTCGCATCCCTTCTATCTTCGCTTTGGTTTTCGGTGACGGGCAATCCGATGATGTGTACGTCCAGAAGACTTCCTCGAACACCATCACAGTCCACGGGAACCTGACCTGCACCGGAGGGACGTGCGGAGCTGTCTCGATACCTGCGCTGTCCAGTTTAAGCGACACCACCATCACCACGCCGGCCAACAACGACTTGCTCACTTACTCCACGGCGGATTCGAAGTGGGAGAACAAGCCGATCGGAGTGCAGCCTTACCGATTCAGCGGCTTCGTTGCGGGGACCTACACCACCTCGCAAGTCTTATTTGCGGTCCCGGTCGGGAGCACCGTCACCTTTGCGGCAAACTTCAGCGGTTCTCAGGCAGTCCTGCAGGCGGCAGCGACGGCTTCGACAGTCTTCATCATCAACAAAATTATCAGCGGGACGCCGACCCAGATCGGCAGCATCACTTGCGGAATCTCTGCCACGGTATGCACGTTCACATCGTCCAGCGGCTTGACGCAAAGCCTAGCCTCGGGGAACGTGCTAGAGATCGTTGCCCCCGCTTCGGCTGATACCACTGCCGGCGCACTCGGATTCTTGCTCCTGGGGACAAGCTGATGAAGAAACGGATACTCCTGGTCCTCATCCTCTTTCTGGCTCCGCTGTCCAGGGCGCAGATCACGATTGTCCAATCCGGTCATGCTGTTGGTGGCGCGGTCTCTACCACCGCCGCTTACAATCAAGCGGCGACCCACACCATGTTTGTGTTCGCATCAGCTTACGGCACAATTCTCACCGGCAACATCTCGGACACCGCAGGAAACACCTTCACGCCAGTTTTCACGGCAGGAGACTTCGTTATCACCGCAAACAACGTTCACGTTCAGGCATGGACCGTCTTTGGCTGTCTAGGCAACGCAGCCAACGTAGTCACCATTTCGACGATGGGTAATGATTTTGGTTCCGGTGGCATCTCCGTCTACGATATCACGGGAGTAACTGCTCTTGACTTCAAGGCAAACGGTGCGTCGGGTTCTGAAGCGATCACATTTAGCTCAGCGCACGCCAACGAAGCAATCGTGTCATTAGTCGTAAACTTTCAGAACTTCTTGAGTGGAGGAAATACGCCACCAGCCACATCGCCTACTTATACGCTCGACCCAAGTGGACCTTTAACGGGCTTTATAGTCGGAGCAACCAAGGTAGTTTCGACGCTTCTAACAACTGTCACCGAGACGTGGACAACCGCCAACTCAGCTTACGATCAGGTCTTTACGTTCGGGCTTACTGCAGCAGCGGCAGTGAATCCAAGTCAACCAGTTGTCTTTGTTACGGAGTATTTGGGCTATGAACGTCAGAATGAAAGAAGAAGAGACTCCGGTTGCCCGTCTCGCCGCGGTGGTTGTCTGGGTAACAACGAAGATCGAGAGAAATTTCGAGAAGACTGGCAACGGTCCGCGGATTCCAGACTACGCCGACTATCGCGCAGCACTCGCGCCGTACTTGAGGAGGGAAGAGCTGCTGTGGAGGATGGATGAAGCCCGGAGGACAGCCGAGACGGATGAACTCACAGCAAGGCTGAAACAACTAGCCAATGAGCTTTTTGAATGTGACGTGGCAATCTCTAAAATTCAGAGCACCCTCACATCGTTCGATCGACGGATGCTCAAGGAATTGAAGATCAAAGAATGATTGAATCCTCCGGAGAGTGGCGCGACGAACGACTCTGGGTGTTGAAAACGCTAGAGAAGTTAGAGGACGAACAGCGCCGGGAAGTGGAATCGGCTGCCCTTATGTCGCAAGGGCAGCTAATAAAAGCGAGTAAGGATATCCAGGAAGCGCACATCAAAATCCGGGCTCTCGAGAAGGCCAGGAGGAATCTGAGCATCAAGTATTGGATCGTGACTGGCGTGCTCTCCGTTGCCACAGCTTTGTTGCTGAAGGTTTTAGAGAGGTACTTTCACCCATGACCGTGCAAGAACTTGCCGAGGCCTGCCGGAATATCAGCGAGGACAGCATCAAGAAGCTGAAGATTGAATCCTGGATCTCGATGGAGCTAGGGCGCATCGTCAACCGCAAACACTATTTTTGGAGGCGGGCGGCGATCGAGTTTGACACCGTAGCGCAGCAACCCACTTACGACCTCACCGCCGGCCCGAATGCCATTGCGGCAGACTTCATGCAGATGGGCAGCAACCTGTTCCAGTTCGACGGAACGAACAAGACCGGGGAATTGCAATTCGTGGATGACAACCTGGGATTGCTGAAGATGCGGAAGGGCACCACGGTCACTACGCCGTCAGTCTTTAGTATCGAGCTAGGTTCGAACACCAAGACCCTTCGCCTAAGCCCCATCCCGGATACCGTCTATTCCTATGCCGGCGTCTACTACCGCGGGGCGGTCATCAACTGGAACAGCCCGGACGACGAAGAAATTCCCCTGGTCCCTCCGGAAATGCACTATGTCGTTTACCAGGCCATGGAGCGGCGAGTGTTCTTCTACCTGTACGGCCAAAAAGACCCCCGTGCGGCGATTGCCGTACAAGCCGAACAGCAGTGTCTTGGAGACCTCGACGCCTACAAGTCTGGTTCCACAATGCAAGCCTTGGAATGGCGATCAGGGGACCATAACGATTTCGTTCAAAGCACTCGTTGAGGTGGTATGGCCGGCAGCCGTGTAGCCTTCGAGGATTTCAGCGGAGTAGATAGTCGATCGAGTCCCCTCCGTCTTCCCCCAGGTAAAGCTCTGCGTCAGAAAAATTGGAGACCGATGCCGAACGGCACGCTGCAGCTCCGGAACGGTTATACCCGGCCTCCCATGCTTGGAGCGACAGACGTAAATCCGATTCACTCCGCGGCTTACTACGAACTCCACGACAACACTCAGCAGGTTCTCTATTCCCAAGGGAATGTGTTGCGGCTGTACGCCGTAGCCAACGGAAGCGTTTCAACCGTCTCCACGCTTTCGAATACGCTCTCCTGGAACGGATGCTTCGCAAACAACGCCTTCATGTTTGGGAATGGCGTCGATCAGAAAATCTACGACGGCGCCACCCTGCGGAACATCGGCATCCCGGCACCTACGGCAGCGGAAGCTGCGGCGGTGACGGTATCCTTCTCGACCGCGACAACCGGCAGTTGGGCAACCAGTGACCCCACCCTCCTCGGCTATCAGCTCTTCATGTGCTACTACAACCCGGTCAACGGAGCGGTCGGCAACCGTATGCAGATCGGCGCCAGGTTGCAGGTGCTCGCTGCAGGCGGTGAGATGGTCTTGACCGGCCTGCCCAATCTGGCGACGTACAGCGCGGAATGGGTGAAGCTCATCGGCCGAACCGGAGATAACGGCCTGGTTCCAAACGCGCTGATTGACGGCAGCGGAACGTGGATTGTTGTGGGGAATACGCTGACCACCGCGACTATCCTGGATGCCGCGACAGATCCGAATTCAGAGCTCCCGACGAGAAACGGGTTTCCGCCGAAGTTCAACAAGATTTGTTGGGCTCTTGGACGCGCCTACGCGATCGATGAGAACGACCCGAGCGGCGTAATGTTTTCCGAATCTCTTGCCGATGTGCCTTCCGGGCTGTTTGTGGGAGACCCGCGGCAGTCTTGGGCGGCCTCGAGCAAAGTCTACTTTCCGACAGGTGAGCGATGTATTGCCTTGCATACGCAAGACGATCAGGCATGGGTGTGGACAAGGAACCACTTAGCCATTCTGACGGAGTACCAGGGAACCGATGCCAGCTTAGGCCGGCCCGCGGTCCAGTGGATGGGCACTTGGGTTGGCGGTATCGCTACGAACCGCGCTTTCGTCAAAACCAGGCATGGACCTTTCTGGGTGTCATACGATATGGAACTCATGTCTCGGCCCGTCGCGGCCAGCTATCAATCCGGAGCTTCCGGACCTGTCCCGGTAAGCACCGACTACGAAGCTGCCTTGCTCGCTCGCATTGTTAACCGCGACAGCATCGAAATGGCCTACCTGTTGGATCCGTACAAGGATATCGACTGCATCTACATTCGCGGGCTCGATATCAACGGCAACGAGGTTGTCGTCGTCCATGACTTCGGTTCTGGCGGCATCGGACGGGAGCACGTCTACAACGTGGTATGCAACACCTTCGTTCGCAACCCGGATAACGTTGTTTCCATGAGGGACACCCTCGGCCAGATGCGCCTTTGGATTGGAGACCCCAACGGACTATTCGCACAGCTCGAGGACGGCGACGTGGACGGACCGAACCAGACCTACTCAGCGGACTGCGTGATGCTGTTCAATGCCGGCGCGTCTGCACCAACGATCGGAGATATCGAGTGGTTTGGCGATGCTGATGTAGAAATCAGCATGAGTAAAGACTTGCGATTGACATTGCAGGACCTCGATGCACTAGACTCCTTAGAGGCAATTTCGGTCAATCAGAACACTTCTCTTTGGCGGGCACAGATTGAAGAGAAGCTGCAATTTATGTACCTGCGATTCCAACTCGACAGTCACCCCGCAGACGGCACGTTAGCTCGATCATCCCCAATTCCAGGACTTCCGCTTGAGACCTACGGGCGGGTGTACGCCGCAAGGCCGGCGATGGGAGTCGGGCGCACGATCGGAGGATCGAATCCGTGAACATGCCCGTCGCCACGATGCAGAACCCCGTCTCGGTTGGCCTTCCAGGTTCAACGATCTTCCGAGGGCGTCCCGCAATCGTGCAAGATTTTCAGTATCGTCCGGGCACGCTCGAGGTGGTTCTCTTCTGGAACGCTCCCCAAAACATGGCCGGCGTAGACCGCTGGCGCATTTTTCAAGGTAATGAGTCCAATCTTATTTTGGACCTGGGAGACCGAAACGCCAGGCAAGCCACGATAAAGATGGCCGCGGCGGCTTCGGCCATGTTCTACGTGTGCGCGGTTAGTAAGTTTGGCCTGGAAGGACCGAAGAAGGGTATTCGCGCAATAGCTAACGCTGACTCTGTGGTGTTATCAGGGACAAGCGGAGCAACCGCGGGAACGACTTCCGTTCCAGATCATACCTGGCTGAACCAGACTGGCGGCGGCAGGTACATCGGTGGATCTGACCTATGAGGCAGACGCACATCATCAAGTTCAAGGATGGCGTTCCGGAAGAGTGCTGCTGGCCGGCATGGCATCTTCTTATTGACTACCTCGAGGAGAAGGGCGCCGGCATCCTGAAAGACGAACTGCCGAAAATGTCCAGAGTTTGGACTGAGATAGTCACGACCGAGGCAGGTTCGAAGTGTACGGGCTTTGCGACCATCGTGCAGGTGTGGGACGTGAACAACTTTCATTGCGACGATGACCGCACGCGAGCCCGGCTGATGCAGCGTATCTCGACCGTGCTTGAGGAGAGTGTTGGCGGGCGGGCTGTTGCTCTCGTATTCATCAACCCAGAGACAGAGAAAGACTGGATTCCGATGCTTGAGATCATGGGAGCGCAGCGGGCTAACCGCTGGCTAGTTCCTACCAGTCTCCCTCTTGAGAAAGGGGGAGAAAATGTGTTTCGGGCCGACTGCACCGCAAAGCAATCTTCTAAACACACTTAAAAACCTCATCCCGACGATGATAACGAAGCAGGATGCGTCTCTCGATCCGTTGCAGGCGTTTGGCTTGCAAGGAATGACGCAAGGGTTGCCCGACTTCCAAGCGCAGAAAGACTTCTCGAGCGGCACAGTAGCGCAGAGCACGGCGCCGGCAGCCGGGGGAGTTATCCGCAGACTCGCTGCTTCCGGACTGAAGACAAGCGATCCAGCTTCTCAGGGAGTCATGGGAGACTTCGCAGCTTCAAACGCCCGTTCCTACGACGCGAACCTTAATAGCCTGCTCACAGCAAACAATGCCGCGAAGCAGGCGGGCGCGAACAATCTTGCGGCAGTGGCTTCGGCGCGTAATCCGATACCGGCGCTTTCGCTGTATGGAACCGCAGCGTATTCGTGAGGAACGATGTGTTTGAACGCAATGCCGGGAGCAGCAGGTGCAGCACCGCCAGGAGCTACGCCACCGTCGCCACCGTCAGGCGTTCCAGGGCCGACGATCGACCCCACGGCAGGCCTCGGCGGTCCGGCAGCACCGAAGCCGGGGATAGGCAGCACGCTTATGAAGACCATCCTTGGTGGTGGGCTTCTGGGACAGATTCCGGGAATGCCGGGTGGGATGGCGGGCGGGGTTATGCCGATGCTTTCTCCAATTCTTCGGATGTTCAAGTGAGGCGACTATGTGCATGGATGCAATCAGTGGCGCCGTAGGACCTGACGCCAATACTGCTCCGACTACTCCGCTGTCAGTATTGAAAGCTGGCGCAAGTGGAGCAACCTCACCGGCGCCGGCGAAGGCTACCGGAATCTCGAAGGTTGCCGAGAATCCGTTGGTGCAAGGTGGAATCTCTGCTGCCGGCATGGCTCTCGCGCCGGTATTAGGACCGTTAGCTCCCCTCCTCATTCCCTTGGCTGGAAAACTTGTTGGCGGCTTGCTTGGGAAAAAGCCGACGCCAGGTTTCAATGCCAACGTCGTCGGAGGTTCGAACGGATTAGACGCGCTGGCCGCGAAGAACGCCGCGCCGGCTGCTCCTGTGAGAAGTTTCGGAGGAATGTGAAGTGGGTTTCAATCTTCTGCAATCGGTACTCGGCCAGGGAAACAACGCGACAGACCCGAACGCGCTGATTAAGACGATTCTCGCCGCTGCTACCCCTCCGGAACCAGACCAGCCGGAACCAGATGCCGGAACAGATCCGGGCGCTGGCGGCGACATGGGGCTTGGTGGGTTGAATCCTGGTACGCCAGGGTTTGCCGATGTTGCTTCTGCGGGTACCGATGCTGCAACTCCGAGCGCGAGCCCTATCCCCGCAATTCTTGGAACTCCAGCAAACGACCCGAGCCGAGCTCCATGGGCGCCGAGCACCCCTCCGGGGACTCCTCCGAGTCTCAACGAGGCTCTTCCCCCTGGCGTAATCAAGGAAGTGCTTGCGAATCCTGGGTTGTACAAGAATCTCAACTCCGTTTTGAACCAGACCCAATCCAAGGTTCCCAAAATGAGACCGCTGGACTACCTGATAGCCGCGGGTACTCCGATAGCGTCTGCTCTTCTTCAGATGATGACCTCGAGGAAGCGCAGCG